AAGTACCTATACACAATCTACCCCAACCTCTACCGACCTACTTATAGGAACGGATGAAGGCAGTAGTAATGCTACTAAAAATTTTAGTGTTGCTGATTTAAAGACTTTTATAAATGGGGAGTCATACACTTCAGTATCTCTTAGCAAGACAGACATCTTAGCTCTATCTGGGGGTGGTTCATCTTTTACTTTGGTGGCAGCGCCAGGGGCTAATAAGATAATTGTGCCTAAAGGATACTTTATAGAAATATTCAATACTACTCCTTATACTGGCACTGCTACAGGCTTAGATGTGTGGGGAGGAGGCTCTGAAAAAATTGGGGACGCCCTACCTAACATATTTCCTTCATCCGTAGCAAAGAAGTTTTATGCAGGAGTTCCTACCACTTCTCATCATCCTGGCGCAACTGTTTTGGTGGCTAACACTGCTTTAACTGTTAAGGCGGCGGCAAGTGGCACTATTACTGATGCAGGAGCTTCAGACTTAACATTAAAAATTACAACTTTTTACACTATCTTAGATGTGTAATATTATTAATCAAATTAAATCAAATCACAATGACAAACGACATTAAATTATCAGAACAAGAAGAGGCTAAAAGACAAGAGTTAGCACAAAAATTACAAAACAACATCTTAGGCTTAGGCGATGTGGAAGGTGCAATCCAAAGACTTACCAAACAGAAGGAAGGTCTTGTTGCGGCGCACATGGCTTTAGATAATGATATTCGTGAATTTAACGGTGTCATCAACGAGAAGTATGCTCCTAAAGAAGAGCCTGTACTATCTGTAGAAGAGTAAGATGTTAATCAGAAAGATTTCTATAGGGGCGGATTATAAGTCCAACTCAATGCATTACATTTTGCATCAACCTGTTTTAGGCGGGAAGGCTAAGATACATCTTATCCAACAGCTAAAGATAGGTGGTATACGAATATGGATTCAAAACGAAGACCAAACCATAAAGTTATGGAAGTCTTTTAATCAGAATATGCCGTACTCTATAGAGTATAATATTAACACGTATTAATATGCGCTCCCCTAATCAATTTCTAGTTCGTCCTGTAGGAGGAAGGAGATATGACAACATAGAGAAGTATGGTGACATTTCGTTTATAACGTCGTCTTCTCAGGAAGACCACACTGTATCGAACCGCTATGCTGAAGTGTTATCTACTCCCCTAGGATATGATGGGCCAATTGAAAAAGGGGATACGCTATTAGTACATCACAATGTATTTAAGAAATACTACGACATGAAGGGCAGAGAAAAGTCCGGCCCATGTCATTTTAGGAACGATATATTTATGGTTGAACCTGATCAGTTTTTCTTATACAAAAAAGATGGCGCTTGGCACACACATTCAAGGTATTGCTTTGTAAGGCCTTTGGATAATTTAGATGCCGACATCTTTAACATGAATATTGAGAACAACAACCACCGACATTTGGTGGGAGAAGTCGTATATTCCAACACTCAGCTTGAGGAGCTGGGCGTGGAAACGGGTGATATTATTGGCTTTCAGCCTCACTCGGAATATCCATTTACTATAGAAGGAGAGGTCTTGTATCGGATGTTCACAAAGAATATATGTATAAAGATCTCGACGTAAGTAAACTAAAAGCCAACATTATTGAGGCGGGGCAGGAAGCTGTCAGGCAGTTAATAAATGTAGCTAAGGAAAAATAATCAAACCCGATCCCGAAGATGAATTGGCGGCGGATAGGCTGAAGAATGCCGCAGCCACTAAGAAGTTGGCGATATTCGATGCTTTTGAAATCCTCAAGCGCATAGAGGAGGAGAAGGCTATATTGGAAGGTACCGAAGTATTTATGAACAACAACTCTACGCAAGGCTTCGCTGAGAGAAGGTCTAAGTAATATGGAGTATGGCCTATATGACATAGTAGATCCCAAGATTCCCAAGACCGTTATGGTTAATAAGAATAAGGCGAAGACATGGAAGTATGGCTATGACCCTAATTATGATATTGTTATTATATCTAGGGATGGCACTCTTGGTGAGGTGTATGAAATAAATAGCCTAAAGATAGGCTTACCTAAGACTCCCACTAACCTTTCTAAAGGAGAAAACCGTTGGCAACCTGTTGCCTACCCCAAGGAACTCAGCAGAATAAAAACTATTTTTGATTGGAACAAGCGAGACAATGTCTTCAAAGGCAAGTGGGTAGGATATGTTGAGGAGGAATACAATAGGAGAGAGTGGGGACATTGGTTTATGAACAAGGGAGTGAAGACCTATGTTACAGGCACTCACTATATGTATCTACAATGGACTAAGATTGATGTCGGTAAGCCTGAGTTTCGAGAATCTAATAGAATATTTTTATGTATTGGGAGGCGTGTGTTGCTGACAAGAGATGCTTTGGAATGTGCTACTTAAAGAATCGTCGTTCAGGGTTTTCCTTTATGAGTTCCGCAGAAGCTGTCAACACGGCAAGTATCACTAGGGATGCTAGGGTAGGGATTCTATCTAAGACGGGTGCTGATGCCAAGAAGATGTTCACCGATAAGGTGGTGCCGATTTCTAACAACTACCCTTTCTTTTTTAAGCCTATACAAGATGGTATGGACAAACCTAAGACGGAGTTAGCCTACGGGTTCCTGCAGCAAAGATTACCCGTAAAAATATGGACGAAGCTCAAGACCTTAGCCTTGATGGGTTAGATACCGTAATTGATTGGAAGAATACTTCTGACAACAGCTATGACGGAGAAAAGCTTTTGCGGTTAATACACGATGAGAGCGGCAAGTGGGAGAAGCCAGAAAATATCCTTAACAATTGGCGTGTCACTAAAACGTGTTTGCGTTTGGGAAGTAGAGTAGTAGGCAAGTGTTTAATGGGTTCTACTTCTAATGCTTTAGAAAAGGGAGGCGCTAATTTTAAGCAACTCTATGACGACTCCAATCCTGAAAACCGCAATGCCAATGGTCAAACCAAGTCAGGCTTATATGCTTTGTTTATTCCTATGGAGTGGAACTTTGAAGGATATATGGATGAGTATGGATGGCCTGTACTAGAAGAGCCTAGCAATCCTATCATTGGATTAGATGGAGAGTGGGTTAGTAGGTCAGTAATTTCCTATTGGGAAAATGAAGTAGAGTCATTAAAGTCGGACCCTGATGCTCTCAATGAATTTTATCGTCAGTTTCCTCGCTCGGAGTCTCATGCTTTTAGAGACGAAAGTAAGTCTTCAATTTTCAATCTGACCAAAATATACCAACAGGTAGACTACAACGACTCTGTGCTCCAGGGTAGGTTAGCAACTAGGGGCAGGTTTCATTGGCTCAATGGTGATAAAGACAGCAAGGTGGTATGGACGCCAGATCCACGAGGTCGATTTCTTGTGTCATGGATACCTAGGGCAGAGATGCAAAACAACAGCATATCAAAAGGGGGAAAGAAGCGACCAGGGAATGAGCACTTGGGTTGTTTTGGTTGTGACCCCTATGATATATCAGGCACGGTAGGTGGCAAGGGCTCTAATGGTTCTTTGCATGGGCTCACCAAGTTTAATATGGATGACGCTCCTAGCAATGAGTTTTTCTTAGAGTATATCGCTCGGCCACAGACGGCAGAGATATTTTTTGAAGATGTCCTTATGGCGTGTATATTCTATGGGATGCCTATCCTTGCGGAGAACAATAAGCCTCGACTTCTTTACCACTTTAAAAATAGGGGCTATAGGGGATACTCTCTCAATAGGCCTGATAAGTCTTTCAACAAACTTTCTAGGACAGAAAAAGAATTGGGTGGAATCCCTAATAGTTCTGAAGACATAAAGCAGGCCCACGCTGCGGCTATAGAGTCGTACATAGAAAAATATGTAGGCTTAGATATGGAAGGAACGTATCGAGAGCCTAATGAAATGGGCAATATGCCTTTTACTTCTACGCTTACCGATTGGGCTAGATTTGACATAAACCATCGTACTAGGCATGATGCTGCAATCAGTTCTGGTTTAGCTATTATGGGCAATCAAAAGCATATGTATACGCCAATCAAAAAAGAGTCAAAAATAAAAGTTAACTTTGCAAGATATAGTAATAAGGGGAACATGAGTAAAATAATAAACAGCACCAACTATGACAGGACTTGATTTAGTTATAGCCCCCATTAGCTTTCCTTCTCAGACAGCGAGTGATGCGGTAAAAGAAAGTGAAGATTATGGATTAAGAATAGGACAGTCAATACAATACGAGTGGTTTCGTCGTGATGGCGCTACCTGCAGGTATTATAATCAGTGGATAGAGTTTCATCGTTTAAGGTTGTATGCAAGAGGAGAGCAGCCTATTGGAAAGTACAAATCAGAGATTTCTGTTGATGGTGATATGTCATATCTAAATTTAGATTGGACCCCAATTCCTATTATTCCCAAGTTTGTAGATATAGTAGTTAATGGAATGAACGACCGTCTCTTTGATGTGCAGGCTTACGCTATTGATGTGCTGTCAGCAGAAAGAAGAGCAGACTTTCAAAAGACCGTAGAGACTGACATGATTGCTAAAGACTTTCTTGCTAAAACTAAAGAAGAGTTTGGCGTAGACGGATTTAACATATCTCCTGATGAGTTGCCAGAGACAGATGAAGAGTTGTCTTTGTATATGCAGTTGAAGTACAAGCCTTCAGTAGAGATTGCTGAGGAGGAAGCTATACAAACCATCTTAGATGAGAATTTCTACAATGAAGTAAGAAAGAGAATAGATTACGACATCACAGTTGTAGGCATGGGGGTATGTAAGCATGAGTTTCTCCCTGGCGATGGCGTTAAGGTGGAATATGTCGATCCTGCTAATTTAGTATATAGCTACACTGAAGACCCTTATTTTAGAGATTGTTTCTATTGGGGAGAGGTAAAGCAGGTTCCTGTTACGGAGCTATATAAGATAAAGCCCGATATCACTAAAGAAGAGGTTGAGATGATACAGCAGTATGCTACTGCGTGGTTTGATTACTACGGCATCACTCGGCAATATAGAGATGATATCTTTGATAAAGACGTGGTTACGTTATTGTATTACAACTACAAGACCACTAAAAAGTTTGTACACAAGAAAAAAAGAACTGCATACGGAGGAGAGAAGGTTATTCAAAAAGATGACAACTTTAATCCCCCTGAAGAAGAAGATAAGTTTAGTAAGATAGAAAAAACCATTGACGTGTGGTACGAAGGTATTCTTGTCATGGGAAGCAACTATCTTTTAAAATGGGAACTTTCGAAAAACATGGTACGCCCTAAGTCTGCTTCTCAATATGCACTACCTAACTACGTGGCGTGTGCTCCTAGAATGTATAAGGGTATTATTGAATCTCTTACTAGAAGAATGGTCACTTTTGCTGACTTGATACAGATAACGCACTTGAAACTACAGCAGGTACTTTCTCGTATTGTCCCTGACGGTGTGTATATAGATGCTGATGGATTGAATGATGTAGACTTGGGAACAGGTGCAGCTTACAATCCTGAAGACGCTTTGAAACTATACTTCCAAACAGGTAGTGTTATTGGTCGAAGCTACACTCAAGATGGTGAGTATAATCACGCTAAGGTTCCTATCCAAGAGTTGAGTTCCAATAGTGGTCAGTCTAAGATTCAAGCATTGGTGTCTACCTATAACCATTATTTAGATGGCCTACGTGCAGTTACTGGTTTGAATGAAGCGAGAGATGCTTCTACGCCAGACCCTAACTCTTTAGTTGGTGTGCAGAAGTTGGCGGCTCTTAATTCCAATACAGCAACTAGGCATATTTTAGAGGGTAGTTTAAATATCACAAAGAGATTATCTGAAGCGTTGACTTGTCGTATTGCTGACATATTAGAATATGCAGACTTCAAAGATAGGTTTGTTAATCAAGTTGGAAAATACAATGTAGGAATTTTAGAGGAAGTAAAAGATTTGTACATATATGATTTCGCTATTTTTATTAAGGTTTCTCCTGACGAAGAAGAGAAGGCAAAGCTTGAGGAGAATATACAGATGGCTCTACAGCGTGATTCCATTACGTTGGAAGATGCAATAGATATACGCCAAGTGGGTAACTTAAAACTTGCTAATGAACTCTTGAAGGTTAAGCGTAAGCAAAAGCAAAAACAAGACCAGCAACGAGAAGATGAGGTGCAGCAGATGCAGTCACAGCAACAGATGCAACTCCAGCAGGCTAGTGCTCAGGCAGAGATGCAGAAGGTACAGACAGAGATACAAGCTAAAATGCAACTTGCACAAGCAGAGACCCAAGGGCAAATACAAAAGCTTCAAGCCGAGGCACAATTAAAACACGAGTTGATGACTAAGGAATTTGAGTTCAATATGCAACTCAAGGGCGCTGAGAATAGAAATATAGAACAGCGTGAATCTATGAGAGAGAAAGGTAAAGACAGAAGGATAGGCTTACAGAATACTACAAAACTCAAGAATGATACAGCAGCGCCAGCAGAACTCGGCACCTATAAACTTCGAGTCTAATGAGGATACGTTAGATGGCTTTAGCTTGTCACAGTTCGACCCTCAATAAAAAATAAAAAACTTTTACTAACTTTGTATAACAAATTAAATCTAATCTAATGGCTGAGTTTAAAGTAAGGGATGTATCTCCCGAAGAAGAAAAGTCCTCTCAAGAAATTGAGGCGACACTTTTAAAAAAGCATGAAGAGCAGCAAGAAGAAAGCGCTGAAGCTGCTCCCGAAACTACAGAGGTTGTTGAAACCCCTGTTGCTGAGGAAAAAGAAATAGAAGACGCAGACGTTCTTTCATATATTAAAAACAGGTACAATAGAGACATCAATTCTGTTGATGAACTTTTTGAAACCACGGAAAGTAACGACGACCTCCCGGAGGACGTAGCTACTTACTTGAAATATAAAAAGGAAACAGGCAGAGGCATTGAGGATTTTGTTAGGTTAAACAAGAACTTAGATGCTTATGATGAAGATAGGCTACTCGAAGAATACTATAAAGAGTCAAACCCTCACCTCGATGGCGAGGACATAGAGTTTGAGTTGGATAGTAAATTCGCTTACGATGAGGAATATGACGATGAGTCAGAAGTCAAGAAGCGTAAGATAGCCAAAAAACAAGAACTTGCTAAAGCCAAGGATTATTTTGAAAACTTAAAAGACCAATACAAGGTGCCACTTGAGTCAAGTGGTAGTGCGGGGAAACTAGAGGTTGATGAAGACTACAAGGCTTATCAAGATCATATTGCAAAGTCGAAGACCGTAGCTGAGGAGCAGGAAAAGAAAAGAGACTACTTCTATAAGAAGACCGATGACCTATTTGACAAGAACTTTGAAGGTTTCAAGTTTAACGTGTCAGACAAGGAAATGGTGTTTAATCCGGGCGATACCGCCCAATTGAAGAAATCTCAATCTGATGTCAACAACTTCATTAATAGTCATTTAGATGACAAGGGGATGTTGAAGGATGCTGCTAGTTACCATAAATCTTTAGCTGTTGCAATGAACCCAGAAGCTTTTGCTGCGTTCTTTTATGAACAAGGTAAGGCTGACGCCGTGGAGAATAGTGCTAGGGAATCCAAAAACATTGATATGCGGAGGGCTCCTGAAACTGTAAAACGTGGTGGATTTAAGGTTACCGGTTCTACGCCTAGCAATGGGAGTAGGCTTGTGATTAGAAGTAATAAAAATAAATAAAAAACTAAAAAATAGAAAATATGGCTGGATCAGNTCAAACAACCCCTGGNTTTGATTTACAACCAAGCGGTGAGAAATTAGCGATGCCAAGTAACTATATAACTAACTTTGACTTTTTGAATCAGTATCTTCCAGATACTTACGAAAAAGAGTTTGAGAGATATGGTAACAGGACAATCGCTTCGTTTTTAAGAATGGTAGGTGCGGAGTTACCTTCCAATTCGGATTTAATTAAATGGGCAGAGCAAGGAAGATTGCATATTAAGTATGCTGTATGTACTGCTGCTGCTGCTGCAGGTGCAGGTATTGCTTTAAGGCAGACTTTCACTATTTCAGATGTTGGCGCTACTACTTGTGCGTACAGAGTAAACCAAACAGTTTTCTTGTCTGATAACGCTTCAGGCACTAAGTTTGCTAAAGCTATTATTACAGATGTTACAGCGTTGACTTTCACTGTTGCATATTATACTGTAGCTGGTGGTGCGGTATTCGCTGCTGCGGATGTTGTTACAGCATATGTATATGGCTCTGAGTTTGCTAAAGGTACAGAAGGAATGGTTGGTGCTGTTGAGTCAGAAGACATCTTCTTAGAAAACAAACCTATTATCATAAAAGACAGATACGAAGTATCAGGTTCTGATATGGCTCAAAT